AACACCTGTTTTCAACCAACTTGGCAAATTGTCATACATAACACGAACTTTTGTAACCAAGTTCTTTGCAGTCTCTTGTTTAGTTGCAATAACAAGAATGTTTTTATCTTGATTGAACAACATTAACCAAAGTGAATATCCTGCAATAAGAGTGGAAATACCTAACTGACGAGATTTTAATACGATATTCCATCGGTTATTGTTAAATTCTTTTACAACATCTTCTTGGAATGGGTACAATTCAAAAAGGATTTTGCCACGAGTTGGGTGTTGAATCTTTGCATATCTTTTCATAAAGTATACAGGATTAGACGCACACTTAGCAAATTCTTCTTTTATTATGTCTTTAAGATTTTTATTTGACTGACTCATTGAACTACTAAAATTATTCCAACAACAGAAGCAGCTCCAGTTAGGAACCATAAAAATTTATTATCATACCAACGAGGTTGTAGTTCTTCATTTATTTTTTCAAGTTCTTTGCTTCTTTTTTGACAAGCATCAATAACATTATCTCGGTTGTTTAATTGTTTCAAAAACATATCTGATCTGGATTGGTATAAATCTATAACAGTATCTTGAACATCAACTACCGTTTGAAGATAATCTATTGAATCACGAAGTAACTGTATTTTATTTGCAAGCAATGTTATTTCTTTTTTATTAAAACAGTAAACCGAATCTTTTTCAGTAGCAAATAAAGCCGTTGTTGAAAAGATTAAAGCCAAAACATATTTCATAATTTACTCACTTAAAAATTTATTGATATACCTGATTGCTTCATTTGAATTTTTTATGGTAGGTTTTCTTCTTTTATTGAAAGAACCTTTTACTTCTTCCAATTTATCTTTTTTTACATTCAATATAGAATCCATTCTATCGGCTTTTTTTTTCAATTCGATGTAATCATATTGGTATTTATTTATCAATGCTTCCAAACTATCTTTTGTTTTTGTTGAAACCTTTATCTGTTCTTTTGATTGTGAATTTTCATAAACATTGTATATCAACAAAATTGAAAGAACGGATATAGCTAAAATTTTTATGTAATTACCAATTCTTTTTTCTAAAACATCTTCCATTTTTTAATCCTTTGCATATGTTGAAACCATTTTTGCTTTACCACGACCAGTTGCACCCTTCTTTCTCTTTCGTGTTATTGCACTTCTTTTTTGTTTTGATGACATTGAAGCGGCTTTTGTAGCGGGAACACATTTTGGATATGCCCTCTTTCCACCTTTTCTTGATTTACTACCGGCAGAGGCACCGCAAGGTGGGTGTCCACCACCTTTTTTCTTACGAGAAATATCAACCCAACGGTCTCTAAACCAGCCGGTTAGGCCACCGGTCGGCTTTTTTCCTTCTATCAATACTGAACGGAAGTATTCTCTAATAATTTCTCTAACTATATTTTCTGTGCATTTATTCATACACATAAATATATGCAAACAATCAAATTATACCAATCCAAGGCAATGATATTGCCGTTCCACTAGATGATGTTCCACTTATTGTTCCAGTTATTGTTTTTTGAAATGCAAGCAATGACATACAAATTGCATTCAAATGAGCTTCTGCATTTCCTAAAACAAAAGAATAAAATAAATTGCCACCCAATGGTGTTGGTGAACCTGGAACTGTAACCACTGGACCTTTTACGGTAGCGGTCATAGCTGGTGCAAATGGAACTGGTGTAAACTTTGCAGATGCCCAATAGCCCATAAATCCAATAGCCATTAAATTATATGCGGATTGATTTACACCACGAGTTGTATCTGCAAAATTAGCATCTAGTGCATTGTTTATAGAACTAGTTAAAAATGCGGTATCACCACTTATCAATTTTGCACCAAAAATAGTTCCTGCAAAACCAACGGTTGATACCTCATATGCTTTTGCCATTATTTCAGCAAAAACTTTTCTATCTGCAACAGCATTAGACTGTAGCAAATCTTTCATAACAGATTTGTATATTCCAGTATTCATGTATTATGTTTTATCTATTGCACCTTTTCCAGAACTTGGCCATCCAAAACGGCAGGACCAATATCTGGCTTTATGTCTTGGTCCAGGAGACTGACAATTATGACGAGCACGGAATGATTTTCTACGAGCAGCATTACTCTTTTTAATACGCATTGTTTTTTTGCCACCCTCACCCTTGTGTCCAAAGTTTACTTTTACAACATTTCCATTTGGTTTTTTAACATAAACAGAAAACTTTTTAGGACCACCTGGTGTTCTGAATGGTTTACCGAGAGAAACTTTTCTTCCACGATATTCAGCTTCATTGACGGAACTCAAACCACTTTCTTGTAAACCAAAATGTAGTTCAGTTATTTTACCACATTCATTCGTTCTATAACTTTCTAACTGGTAAGTTGGGTTTGTGATAATTTCCTTTACATTACGATAACCACCACCAGCAGCTTTGTACGCCTTTACTAATGCACCGGATGCATATGCACTTGGCCATACTTTATATTTTTTCTTAATTCTAGACCTAATACTATTGTAAAGTTTTTTGTTTGTTGGAACTGCTCTCTCAACAATTACTTGTTTCATAAATTTCTCCGTTTTCTTCTTGGTGGTTCATCTATAATATCATTATCATTTATTTCTTCGTAATAATCTTGATGTTCCATTTTTCTAAATTTACCGGCAAATTGTTCTGAAGCAACTGAAAACAACCCGCCAACTACTATGTAAAGGAACCCATCGAATATAAATTGTTCTACTTTTTTATCGTAAAAGGTAGAAAGTATTGCCATAAATATCATTACAAGAAAAGAAAAGAACATCATTATCCTCTTTGATGATATATTACCACCAATTCCTCTAAAAGTTTCCGATACTGGATTAACTTTCCTCAATCCTTTCTCCTAAATCCTTTTCTAGTTGTTCTATGAAATTTTTTCTAAATTCAACAAATTCTTTTTCTATTTTTTCCAAAATTTCTTCTTTGTTAAAAGGAGTTTTCCATTTTTCATTATCACCAAAATCATTTGTAAATTCAAGTCGCGATAATTCACTCGCAATAACATTTTTATCCCTTTCAGCTTCTTTTAACCAAGCAAGTGCATTTTGTTTTACTTTTGTCTTTTCATATTCATCCCATTTACCTTCAAGACGAATTTTATGTTCCATATCAATAACACAATCAAAACACATTCCATGAATACGTTTCATTTTCTGATCAAGTTTTTTTGGCATACCACAGGTGCAAGTTTCTTTGGGACAATTTGGAAATGAATTTAGATATTCATGCAATTCTTGTTGCCATTCTTTTCCAAGTTTTATTTTATATCCATTTCTTTGCTCCCATTCATTTCCATCTTCATCAAACCATTTATCACCGATTTTCCTTGAAAGATTTTTTTCTTTGTCTTCTTCGGTATAGCCAACTTGAACTCTCTCCTGAATTTCATGTTTTCCAGAAAGCAGTTTTTTAACATCATTAAGACTTTCAATTTTTAATTCCATAACATAACCTTTTATTTTATTATTTCTTTGTAAACTTTATTCCAAAATTTTCTCGTTATCATGTGCAATGGTCTTAAACCATTTTTATCTTTTTTAATCTCTTTCATTTTACCACGTTTGGTATTGAATTTAGAAACAATCATATTAAATATATCCACATCAAACCAACCAAATATAGAAATGAAACGAGACTTCAATTCTGATAATTTAGCAGTACGGTCTGATAGTGCAGCAAAAATAGTTTTTGAATCCATTTTGCCAAACGATGGAATATCATATCGAACATGATTTACTACCATATAATAAACATATGGATTCTGAATATCTTTGTAAGTTAAATGACTACTACCATTCCATTTCATCAATCTTTTATAGTCTTTTAATTTTGAAACATCTGATTTATCAACAGCGTAAATTACAACCGTAGAATCACCATCAAATTGTTCAATTACATTTGTTGCATGGAATGGTGTATTTGATTTTTGAATATGTTTAACATTATGACGACGCATTATTGCAAACTTCTCATCATAGGTTAATGGTTTTTCTATTGGATCCGTAATATCATTTGTTACAATTATTACATTGTCTTTATCAAATTTACGGCAAATTCTTTCATATTCTTCACGATGATAAATTGCCATAGGTTGAAATTTGCCAGGATAAATTACAACAATATCCTTGTCCACTAATTCATTTTCATTGAATATGGAAAGGTTCATTTCTTTTATCAATTTGAAAATTTTGTTGTTCATCTTATATTCCCGGTTCTTCTGGCCAAACTATATTGTAAGGATCAGATTGTAATGTTATGTCTCGCAGTGATTGACGATATATTTGCCATTGTTCTTTTTTTTCAGGAGTTAATGGACTATCTGATAATTGAGTCCAATCGCATTCTTTTAATTTTACAGTTCGTCTTTCTCGAATGAAAGACCACATACTATCTAATTCAATTTCAATTTCTAATTCTGTTTTTATTCTATATGTTTGTATTTCAACAACTTCTTGTTCCGTTATTTCATAATAACTACCGTCAGAAATACCATTTTCAGGAATAGATGCGGGTTCAAATCTATATGGAAACCAACCATATGATTTCAATGTTTCTTGATCTAATAAATAAAAATTTGAAATGTTTTTCCAATTTCTTGGCAACATTCTATTACTTTCTTTTACCAAACCATCTTCTACTAATGCATATTTCATCAAACATTCCTAAATTCATTTACATACAAATAAATATGATTACACAACCGAATCCCATAATTTTTTCCAATCAATATACGGATCAAGTTGTCTCTCATACCCCATATGTAATGCTAGCGATGGTATTGGGGTAAAAAGAGTTACTTCCCAACGCCAAATATGATTGATAGTTGTTCCTTCTTGAATTTCATTGGCTTCACCCCACTCGGTCATATATTCTGTTGCACACGTGTAAAATCTACTCCAAAATTTACGGACAATTTCAGGATTACACATGAAAGTGAAAGTTGCATATTTGTTTGTTCTCCAATGTCTATTTTTACCAAGAACAATTCTTGATTCATCTATAAACTTTGCCATATAATTATCTGGATCATCGTATGGATGAATTGCAACTTCTGATCCTAAATTTTTCTTAAATGTTGAATATGCATCAACCATTTCAACTATAGCAGTTGGATAATGCAGGTAATCATCTTCAACAAAATAAACTAAATCTGCATTAGATGAACGACCCCTATCAAATTGAGCATGACCAGAAGCATTCCATCCTCGTAACTCTAATGGATTAAATTCATAAGTGTGTCTTGATGTTTTGAAAATTTCATGTAAAACATCTATCATCTTTTGCGAAGAATGATCGTCATACCAAACGAAGTGTATTTTACCGTCATATTGTTCGGCAGACTGAACTAATGACTTTACACATTTGATAACTAATGTTGTTTTATCAACTCCACAATATCTTGGGGTTGGGTTTGCATGAATATCTATAAAACTATGTGTCCTCAACACAATATCTATGCTCAATTTATTCGTATTCATTATTTAACATATCCTTCTGCTAATTTAGTAAGTTCTTCACGAATTTTTATGAATGGAACATCCCATTCACCGTATTTTTCTTGTCTAAACAATTTGACAGAATCATACCAATTAGAAGTATCTCCAGGAACAACCCACGTATAATATGGCATTATGGGCGTAACCACCCACGTTGGTTTTCCAATAGCCCCGGATAGATGAGCAACTGATGTACATGATGTTATTATCAAATCACAACCAGCAATTATGTTTGCAGTTTCATCCCAAGATTTCATTTGTTCACGCATATCACCAAAAGGTAATCCATCTACAAGATTTTCGTCTCTTTGCAATGAATAAAATGTTGTATTTGGAATATCGTGAAGATCTATCATCAATTCCGGCGGAAATCTTCTGTGTTGTTCATCTTCAAATTCTGGAGAACCACTCCAACGAATACCAACTTTAAGATTTCCAGGTTTTGAAAACAAATTTCTTGGTTCAGATGGAAAGATAAATGGAGAACCATCCAAATCACCATATTCCATTCCGAGAACATACGGAGCAGACATTGCAGGAACCCAATAATCATAATGAGCACACATGATAACTTCATTATCAACACAAATAAATCCATGTCTTGAAAATAAAGGTTTTAATTCCGATGCACACGATACCAAAACTCTTGCACCCATTTCTTGAAATCGTTTAGCAAAACGAAAATTTAGAATTTGATCACCAAATCCACCCTCACACCTAAAAAGAAGTGTTTTATTTTCAAGTGGTTCATCTTTCCAAATCTTTCCAGGAAGTGCAGGTAATCCAAATGTGTTAATGAATCTACCATAATTTAGATGTTCAAATGCCTTCATCATATTACTATGACGCATTTCATGCCATCCCAAATTAAAAAGAACCCTCAAATCATCTTGGGATTGTTCGCGTAGAATTTTTTCACTTATATCTGGTTGTCCATTTATTGCATGACTTAATGCAACATCTAATGGATGAATTTCTTTTTCAAACATAACAAAACCTTTTTATTTTTATATGTAACTAACAAATATACAAAATTTATCGATAATAAGCAAATTTAAGTATATCTTTTTATTATAGCGATATGTGTGGTTGCAGCTGAGGCAGAAACCCAAGATGATAAAGTACCAACTTGAATTGGAGATGATCTGTATATTGTATCACCAAGTCCACCTTGTCCGTTACTATTGTTTCCCCAAAACCAAAGTGTACCATCAGTTTTGGTAAAAATCGCATAAGGACCATTCTTATTATATGAAACATTTTTCCAATCAGTAGAAGTACCAAATGATTGAGAATACGATGTCAATGCAGATGAAGTCCATTGCCATAATGTTCCGTTTGTCTTTATACCAAATTTTGGAACCCCAGCATCGCAGGAAATCATAGACCAATCAGTATCAGTTCCAATCTGAATAGGACTGGATCTGTATAGAAATGCCCAGCTGGTTCCATCTGTTTTTTTTACTGCCATATCCTGCCCCAATAATCTATCCCAATTTGTATCGGTTCCAACTTGGATTGGACTCGATCTAGAGGTTTCATCTACTACCGCTCTACCTATTCCCAATTTTGAATTGAAAGTAGATGTGGACCATCCACCGGCCGTGTATAATACTCCGGATTGATTCATAAATGCAACATGTTCTGTACCCATAGATGCAGATGCCCAATTTGTTAGAGTTCCTACTTGTGTTGGTGAAGAACGATTTGATGATACACCTAAACCTAATTGACCAGATGTGTTCAAACCCCAAGACCAAAGAGTTCCA